TACGTCTGTTTTTTGAGCATCAGCTTTCGCTTGTTTTTCATATTCAAGAATAACCGATAATCCATACATTAATGATGTAGCACGGTCTCTCTTTGCAGTTTTAACTATTCTAGTATAAACAATTTGTCCATTAACCCCAAATGTCCTTTTTATATTACTTAACTCTTGAACCAAATTGTCGTGCTCAACGTGCATAACTTGTTCCTCAGGAGAATAATCTCCATTTTTATATGCCTCGTCCGTTTCACTACTATCAACTAATAATCTTAAAGTTTTATCTTCAAAACAACTTTTCATATAAGGATAAAAAATACTATTGAACTCAACAGTAGCTTTAATTCCTCTTATTACCGGAAGAGCATCTGGGAGTTCTTTAATCGTTTCTTCATCATCATCGCAAATCAATGGAGGAAATTCAATTATTTCTCCCTTTTCATCTTTGTAGCTCCAAGGCTCCTCTAATAAAGACAACAAACCTTGTCCAGCACTTTGAACGTCTATTACGACCTTCTCTGTATTTGGGAACCTTATATGATATAATTCCCTAATTAATTCTTTTTGCTCTTTTAAACTTGCACCATTCATTGTTTTAGTAAAAACAACATCTTTATTAAAAATTCCATTTGGCTTTTGAATTAATTTAATAACGTGGGTGCAACAGTTATCTGAACCGGCTTTTGTTGAAACTGCAACATCGTGTGTTATTATATAAGAATAAGTTCCTTTTTTTGGCTGTTTCAATTCACACCTATCCAAAGTTCTGCAAGAATTTGTTAAAGAATAAGGATAATAACTATCATTAGAGCTTCCAACAAAAACCCCCTCATATTCATAAGAAAATTTGTCCAAAGTCATATCTGGGCTTTCTTTTTCTCTCATTATATCTTCTAAAGAAAACAACCCCGCATCTATTCCAACTTTATAATCCAAACTAACAACGAAATAATGAGGGTCTCCTTTTATCATAGAATAATAAAAGTTTAAGAACTTTTGAAATAAATCACAAGTCTTCAACCAGGCAGAAGATATATATATCATTCTACCACTTTCGATTGGACTATCATCCGGATATTTATCGTGCAAATCTATAGCGTTTTGTCTAGGAGTCTTAATCATTGGTCTAATTACTTCTGTTAAAGTAGAATCTCTAACCAAACGAGCTTCATCTACTAAAACTAATTGAAAACGCCAACCACGAGCAGAATCACCGCGCTGTCCAACTCCTAAAGTTATTGCTCTAATAGAACTACCATTTTTAAAGCTGACAATACAATCATCTGCCGCAGTTCTAATATTACTTATTTCTCTTCTTATATTTTCATTTTTTATAAGTTCGCCCTCTATTTTTTGTTTAACAACCATTCGGGCTTGATTTCCATTTCCAGATACTATACCTATAGCCATACCAGGATATAGAATAGCCATACAAATCATAAATACACCACAGAGCCAAGACTTACCAATACCACGACAGCAAATCATCATACTGTTTTGATATCTAGCCATAGCTCTCAAAATTAATCTTTGAAATGGGAATAAATTAATTCCCAACATATCTACTGCAAATTCATCCAAATAATATCTGTAGTATGATAAAACCTTAGTCCACTCCTCATAATCTATAGCTTCTTGATTTATAGGGTCATAAGAAGTGGCATTATTTATTGTGTCATATTTTACCGATAAGTCTCTATTACTTTTGACTCTCTCGGCACCTTTTTTTATTATAAAGACCTCTCTATATTTGAAAATTGTTTTAATAGTTTATCATACATATCATCATCATCTGGAACGTGCTTTGGAATCCAATTATGCTTTTCAACAGCATCAAAAACCTTCCCAAAACATCCAAGAGAAACATCACTTGCTCCCCTCCTGCTTTCTGCAAACTGTGCAGATTTAGATAACATATCAAAAATTTTTGTCGCCTTTTCATATAATTGGTCTGCTCCATCTTCTCCGTTTAAAAGCTTTTGATAAGCTCTTGCCTGAGATAAAGATGCTTGTGCAATTTTTCTTGCATAATCTTTATGATTTGTTGTAACTATCTTAAAATCATTATTCAAACCTTCATAATAATCATTAAGATATTTTAACTCTGTTTCAGTATATTCTCCTTGCCACTCATCGCTCCATTTAGGAGAACTACTATCTTTGGCTGACTTTTCTCTTAAAGTTCCCACAGTAGAATCATAAGAACTGTCCTCAAAAGTTAAACCAATATATTGCTCTTTTGTTTCCATCTCTCTAATATATCTATCTATAAATTCATCTTTGCTTTGCCTATCAGATAAAACAGAATCATAAACATCTTGAATAAACGGTATATCCAAAATTCTTAATAACTCATATAAAGATTCAAAATCTCCCGGTTTTATTTTTTTTCTGATACAATCTTTGCAAAATAAACTATGTTGTATATTAGGATTTCTGGATTTATAAAATTCATCTAATGGTAAAGGTATTCCTGCTCGAGAGCAGCTTTTATTTTGGCAAATATCCTTTGCTCCGCCAACCTTTACGCTTCTAACTTTTATATTCCCCACTTATCTCTAACACCTTTCTTCCATAAAAAAAAGACATTAATTTAAAACTATTTTATAAGTTTCAATGTGTCCTTTATTTTCTTCAAATCCATATATTTTACAAGCAGCTTTTGCTCCCTTCATTAAACTATCAGAATAAGGGTCGCTACCAACAAAACTTGGACTTATAATAACCTCAGTATCACTATGAATATTTTCACCAATAATCTTTTCAATACCTCCGTGATAATGAGCTAAAAACAAAACATCATAAAATTTTCTTTTCATCTGGGATAAATCCCTCAAAGAAGAGTCTATATTCTTAATTTGATGCCCATGCATAGCAACAATATTGTATTTAAAAATATTTAACTCAATATATTCCTTACCAAAATTAGTATGAACATTTATTGCGTCATTATCAGACAGCACATCTTTTATATAATTACTAATAATATATTCAATATCCTCACTAGCAAGTTCGCTTGCTCTCGCATTTAATAATCTCATCTGAGAATGATTAGAAGTAGGGCAATGATAATAATCAATATCACAATAAACAGATAACTTATTTAAAAATCTTGCTATCAATTTTGCAACACAAATAGTTGCTTCAACCACACTAGATTCATTAATTTTTAAATCATTCATTCTAAGTATTCCCTGTATAGAATCTCCCAACTCTAATATATTAATATGAGAAAGTCTATTTTTGGTTACAAATTTTATTGTTTCCGCCAATAATATATCAAATCTTTTTGAACACTCTTCTAAAGAATAACTGTTATTTTCGGCAACAAAATTTGCTCCACAATGAATATCTGCTATTGTTAATATATATTCCATATCGGAACCATAAGCAAACCTGTCAATAGATTCAGGAGGTTCAAGTTTGTTTATATTATTTTTAATATTTTCATAAAATAACTCAAACCTAGATTGTTGCCTAATATCTCTACTATACTCAACCTTCGTTGCGTTTAATTTATTTCTCTCTTTTTGAAGCTCTCTTTTTTGAACTTCCATTTCCTTTAAAACTTCATTTTCTAAATACTTATCTTTAATCTCATCAAAAATCATAATATAACTTTGATACAACTTTCTATACCAAGATTCATTATAGTCGTGTTGTAATTCAGAGTTTAATAAATCGCAAACATCCTGCCAGGTGCCTATTAAGTCTTTGTTGTCACAAATTCTCCAAATGTATGCATATTCACCTTCATTTGGTTTTTTTTGAAATCCAATCATCTTAATCTCCCTTTTATTCCTTGCTTTTCTACCTCTTTAATAAAACTTTTTGATTCTTTTAGAAAAGAATCAATTATATCAGCGTTTTAATGCTGTTGGGATTTCAAACACCTTCTTCTTTCAACGGTTTTTCTTATGTTCTCTTCTCTTGCACAAAACGAACAATATTTTTTAGGAGAGCGAGTCTTTTTTATAACCCTAGAACAAATAGCACAGCGCTTATAATTTTCTGGTTTGTTATAAATGAGCCACTCTCCTAAAATATTATCATAATTATTTATCTCAATTACGGGAGTTCCCTCGTCTTTACAAAACGGTATATATATATAATTATTTGCTTTAAAATTATCAATTCTATAAAGCCCCATATTATAAAGTTTATTACACATAACGTATCTTTCTGCAACCCTATATTTGAAAACACCAGCAAGTTTCCAAATATCAACATTGTTATCTTGCACCATAATAACATCATTTTTCTTACTATAAAAACTCAACCAACTATTTTGTTTTCCCCACTTATAATAAACTAAATATATGAACATTAAATTTTGAAGATTTTCATCCTCTAAAGAAGATATGATATCTAATTCTTCTTTATATATTTTCACACTCACACCAGTAATAAATTGAAAATCACCGGCTTTATCTATAATTTTATTATAAATACAAATCTTTTCTTTTTCAGAAAGATAATCTTCTTTTCCCATAGGAATCTGTAATAAAATATTTAAAATTTCTTCTCTGCTTTTTCCTTCATTTAATAAATATCTAACCAAAGACCTTCTTTCTTTTCCCTGATTCTTTATGGTCAAGTATTGTTTATCTTTAATAATATGTTCTCCATATTTTTTTTCATCGAATATTATCATCTTTTTTCACCTCACATAAAGAATAGTATCTCCCTAGATATTCAAAGCCGGTTTCATCCTCCATAATCACCTGTGATTTTCCATAAGGAATAATATCTATAATATCTTCACCTAAAATGTCCCAAATACAATCATAAGAAATATTATTTTTTTGGCACATAGTAATAAGATAATCGAATAATTCCTTCGAAGAACTAAACTCTTCATACATTTGTTTTTTGTATTCATCTAAATTTGCATATAAAATATCCCGAAGAAGTTCATTCATATCATCATCTTGTATCCCCTCATTGGCAATTAAGGTCTCTATGCTTCTATATTTCTTCTTTGCTTTATATTTTTTATAAAGTTCTTCTATTTTATAAAGTTTTTTATCATCTATCTCTGTTCCTTTATAAAAATTAGGTAAAAGACTATTTTTGTTTGGATGATATTTTATATCAAACTCGATATTTTCAATATCTTTACAAAGTAAATTCATAACGCAATTAGTTTCTAATACTGGGGAATATTTTCTATATTTTCTAACAAGACTCGTTTCGGATTCGGTTCTATCTTTCTTTTTTAATAAATTCTTAATCGGCACTCCAAAATGGGTTAAACTTATACTATTAAAATTTTTCTCATAAACACGATAATCATTCATAAGCGTTCCATATAAATAAATAAAGAAATAAGGCTTTTTCTTAACGACCATAGAATTATATTTATATTTTTCTGCTTTTGTAATATCATCATCATCTTTATTTATTTTTACCCAATTCTTCCAAGATTTAGGGAAACTTGGAGGGTTTATTCCTTTTATTTTGTCTATTTCATCTCCTTGAATTTTACGCAATAATTTTAATCTCTTTTCTATTTCTAACCTTTGCTCAGTTTGCTTTTCGTCTTTAAACAAAGGAAGCATAGCCATCATACTTGTTGAATAATTTGTTATTTGTCCAACTTTAGTATCAAGACCTCTTACATCACATCTAACTTGATTTGGCAATGTAATTTTTTGAGTAGGAACGGATTCTTTTTCATACATTATAGGAAGCTCTTCTCTTTTTGCCCCTTTAATAAAATACTTATTATCCGTAGACATACAAATATCCCCGTCAAAATCACTATCTGCGTGTAATACCACACTAATATCATAAATACTATATATAACTCCACTGTATATATGTTTATACCATTTCTTCGCTTCTGCATCATTATAAAGTTTCATAGGATTAATTTCGCTATAATGAGTTAGAGGGCTTCGACAGCAAACTATTTCATCACTATAAGTTCTATCATTCCAAAATTCAGAATATACAAACCCAGCCGGAATTATACCTTCCGGTTCTAAACCCAAAGCGCTGCGACATTGAGCTACAGGGTCGCTTATCATAAAAGAATAATTACCTCTAACCCAAATTCTGCCAATCTTTGCTTGTCTTATACTTTCTTTAATTGCGTTATATATTTTTCTTTGAACAAACCCATCTTGAAGCATTACTGGATTTTTTATCATAGCCTTCGTAAAAACACTCCCACAAGAGCTTATTATACTATCAACATTAAGAGTAGGATTTTTTACTCCAACATTATAAGCCAAAGCATACTCCGGATTTCCGGTGCAAATCTTTCTTATCCAATCCGTAGTATATGAAATAAGCCCTTTAATATCATCCTCATCCAAATTAAGAACCTGAATATATTGATAATTTGTCAAAACATACTCATCATCAAATTCTTTGTTGTAACGGGCGACTCCCCATTTCAAATTATAACTTTCGTGATAACTTTTATAAACCTCCCAAGAAGAATAATATTTTGCCATCTTAAATTGGCTTTCAGA